CATTCTTTGAGAATGGTGACTACAACTTGAACATCATCGGAATCCGTACTGCTGGCAACAAGGTGACCAATGTCTTTGATGACTTTTTAACTTTGAGTTACAAGGTTGATGGGGTTTGGAAGTTCCACAAATGGATGGCAACAACTGATCCCGGCACAAAGGGAGTAAAAGAATTCCACAATGCACAGGGCGTTGCTCGTTTAGTTCCGGGACAATACAAGGGTTCTCACGCTATCGGACTGCATCAAGGCAAATACGAAGCGTTAAAACAAGCCAAACCTGTTAAGGTTTATCGTGATGCCAACCGAGATATGACCTATGATGAGAAATTAATTACCGAAGGCATCTACGGAATCAACATCCACAAAGCCGGTGCAGATTCCACCTATGTTGAGAATTGGAGTGAGGGTTGTCAAGTGTTCAAAAAGTCAGCAGATTTTGATGAGTTTATGAAGATAGTCAAGAAGGCATCCACCTTGCACGGAAATTCATTCACTTACACACTTTTATTATCTACTGACATATGAAGAAATTTTTAGAAATTTTCACAGGTGACAAAGGAGAGATGTCATCAAAGAGATTCGTTGGCATCATCGGTGCTTTTGTTCTGTTTGGGACAATGGCTCATAATTCTTTGTCAACTACTGATATCGCACCTTCTCCTGAATTGGTGAGTGCGGTTGAATTTATCGTGATTGCTTGTCTTGGATTCACATCTATTGATAAGTTCTCAAACAAAAAGGATTGATTGCTATTTGTAGGTGATGATATTCCAAAGATTAAATTTTCACGATAACAAATTGCCTGTTTTCAAGGAGAACAAAGCAAAAGGATTCGTGACATTTGGTGCAGATAATCTCTATCCTGACTTTTTAATAGAGTTATTCAATAAATCACCTAAGCACAATGCCATCGTTTCTGCAAAAGCTTCTTATGTTGCTGGTATTGGTACTGATGTTTTCGGACAAAACACCACCGACATCGCCAAAGCCCAAGCCAAACTAAAGCAAATTAACGCATACGAGTCGTATGAAGAACTCAAAGCGAAGATTGCATATGATGCTGAGTTGTTCAATGGTTTTGCCGTTGAGGTGATTTGGAACAAAGCAAAAACTGCACCTTCGGAATATTATCACATCCCATTCAAAGACATCCGCAAAGGTCTTGAAGGTGATTATGTCTACTGCGAGGATTGGACAAATCCCAAAGCAGAGAAGATTCATTACCAACCTTACAACCCTATCACAAGGGAATCAAAGCAATTATATTACTGCCAATTCTATCGCCCCGGACAAGGTGAATATCCCTTGCCTGATTACGTTGGTGCGTTAAAGTACATTGAGGTTGATACCGAGATTTCCAATTACTATTTGAATAGCATCAAGAACGGATTCACGGCACAAACTCACATCCAGTTATTCAAAGGAATCCCAACTCCTGAAGAAGCGAGAGCAACCGCAAGGAGATTCAAAGAGAACTATCAAGGGACTGACAATGCCGGTGGGTTAATTATTCAGTACAACGATCCTACAGAAAAGGAATCTGTCATCAGTAACCTTCAACCTTCGGACTTTGACAAGCAATTCGACTTGTTAAATAAGACCGTACAACAAGAGATCTTTGTTGCCCATAAGGTCAACTCTCCAATGTTGTTTGGTGTTCGTGTAGAAGGTCAGTTAGGCGGTAGAACGGAACTGATTGAAGCATACGAAATGTTTCATCACGCATACATTGAACCACGCCAACAGAAGATTGATGATGCTTTTTCATACTTGTTAGAACCAATCGCAGATGTTCGTTTGGAAACCATTAACAAGCCACCAATCGGGTTGGATTATCAGTCATTGTTTACCGCTGGCGTAATCACAAACGAGGAAGCAAGAAAAGAACTTGGATTGCCATTGATTACAGAAGTTAAACAAAGCTCATTGAACGATGCAATTAATGCGTTGAGTCCTTTGGTTGCCAATAATGTGTTGAGCAATATGACAATCAACGAGAAGCGTCAACTTGCCGGATTGCCACCTATCGCTGGAGGAGATTCATTGCCAAGTGCAGCACCTGTTGCACTATCAAAACAAAATCCTTTTGGTTGGGATGATGACCGTGATTTAATTGTGTTCAACAAATACGGAGAAAAAGCAGAAGATTACGAGGAAGCAAAGTTTGAATTTGCTGATGCCATTGAATCTGCCATTTTGAATGTGTTGAAAGAAAACAAAGGTTTACAGGTTGGAGACATTGTAAACATCACCAAGTTGGATGCTAAGGTTGTCGCTGATGCGATTGCTAAACTTGCCAAAGCAGAGTTAATCAAGTCATACGAAGACGGACTTCAAACAACACCAAAGGGATTGGATGAAATTAAAAACCTTCAAACTGAATTGGTGGTGAGATATCAATACGGATTAGCACCGGGAATGCAAGGTGGATTGCTGATTGATACTTCTCGGAAATTCTGTCAAGATGTTGTCAATAGTGGTCGTGTTTATTCTCGTGAGGACATCAATATGATGAGTGCTGAACTCGGTTACGATGTTTGGAAGAGGAGAGGTCAATGGTATACCAACCCTGATACTGGAATCACCACACCGCAATGCAGACATATTTGGGTTCAAAAATTATTAAGGAGGATTAAACGATGACCAATTTTGTATATTTCATTTCTACAACATACCTGAAGGACAATACTCCTTTGAATGAGAATGTTGATGACAAATTGCTGAAGTCAGCAATCAAAGAAGCTCAGGAGATTTACATTAGGGACATCATCGGTTCGGGCATCTACAATCAACTGCAAACACAAGCATTCGGGAACACATTGAGTGCGTTGAATGTAACCCTTTTGGACTCATACATTGCACCTTGTTTGAAGTATTATACATTGACTGAAGCAATGCTTCCAATGACTTTCAAACTGATGAACAAAAGCGTTGCATCTCGTGAGAGTGACAATGCAAGGGCGGTATCTGTTGAGGAGATGACAATGATTGAAGGTCGTTATCGTGATAAAGCGGAATATTATGCTAACAGGTTGCGTGATTATCTGCGTACAAATACCACGGATTATCCTTTATTCTTGAATCCCGGCAACACGATTGATACTATTCGCCCAAAGAACACCGCATTTGTAGGTGGTATCTATCTTCCAACTTCACAAGATTGTTATTGGAATTATGACTTCCCCAACGAGGACAAATAAGTGGCAGAAAAACAACGAAGCAAAGCTTCTTAAATTCTTGAAGAATGACGTTAAACCAAATAATAGCAAAAATCCAAACGGCAGCCGAAAGCCATAAAATGGTTGGCAAGTTCGGTGTTGGTCAGCAGTCAAATATGACGGTTGAGAACATCGAATATTATCCGTTGGTTTGGTTATATCCTGACGGGTTTAATCTTAACACGACAAGCAGTTTGATGACATACAACTTTGCTTTGCTTGTAATGGACAGAGTATTTGAAAGCGAGAGCAATGTCATTGAAGTCCTTTCCGATACTGCACAAATCATCGCAGACATATTCGCTTTGATTGATAACAACACCATAGATGATGAAGATTTTGAATTGTTTGTCACTTCAAACGCTACACCATTCTACGATGCCAAAACAGATATATTAAGCGGTTATGCAATCAACTTCCAAGTCAACACTCCTTATCTATTTAATACTTGCGTTGTTCCTGTTTAGTGTGTTATGGGGATTCTTCAACTTTGAAGAACCTGTACGCATTGAAAGACCAATCAACGTGGAGATGCACGAGAGAATCGTGGAGGTAGAGAAAATCAAAAGATTGCGTCTAATTGATTCAATACATCATTTTGATACATTATACCTTGACACCTTCAAACCTTCAGCAAATGGGCTTAAAAAGGCGATAGGATTACATATTCACCTTGATACAACCCTATGAAGAAAAATAATGTAGTGCGAATTGAGAAACCGTGGGAAGAAACCAAAATACTTCTTATCTCCGATTTGCATTGGGACAATCCTAAATGCGACAGAGCTTTATTAAAAAAGCATCTTGACGAAGCACTCAAAGGAAACAATGATATTCTCATCAATGGGGATTTGTTTTGTTTGATGCAAGGTGCATATGATCCACGAAAGAGCAAATCGGACATTCGCCCTGAGCATAATGTCTCAAACTATTTTGATGCCATCATCACCACGGCAGTTGATTGGTTTGCACCTTATGCACATCTAATCAAAATGATTGGATACGGCAACCACGAAACATCTATTTTGAAAAGACAGGAAACCGACATCATTGAACGCTTTGTTACTCTGTTGAACTACAAATGCGGAACTGAAATACAGGTTGGCGGTTATGGTGGTTGGGTTCGTATCAATTTTGATGATGGGCATAATAACAAATCATTCAAAATTAAATATATGCACGGATTTGGTGGAGGTGGTGCGGTAACTCGTGGAACTATCCAGCATAACCGGATGTCTGTGAATGTTGAGGGTGCAGATGCAATTTGGATGGGACACGTTCACGAGGATTATGAGATGACTTACACCGTTGAGGAGTTGACCAATAGTGACACCGTGATGCTTCGTGATATCCTAATGATTAGGACAAGTGCATATAAAGAGGAATATGGTGACGGATCTAAGGGATGGCACATTGAAAGAGGTGCATCACCAAAACCTATTGGAGGTCGCTGGTTAATTCTTAAACCATTTAGAGATGACAATCGCACTCGCAAAATTCACGCCTATACTCACAAGACAATATGATAAAAGTTCAAATCATTCACGAGCAACGGAATGACTCGTGGCTTGAGTCGGTAGGAATTGAACCGGAGATTGTGCAAATCTTGGAAGATGCGGTCATTGATGAAAAACAAATCGTTGCTATCTCTGCATTCTATGAGAATACTCAGTTATTTATGCAAGGAGGTCACATCTTGATGATTGAAGAAAACTATTATACCTTTGTTCGGAAATGGATGCAGTTAACCCAACCCACTACAAGCAAGGAGATATAGAGTGCATTGATGCGATTGAATCAGCGACAATCAAAAAGAAAGGGTTGGTCGCAGTATGCACCGGCAATGTCATAAAATACTTGTGGAGATGCGAAGACAAGAACGGATTGGAAGATTTATACAAAGCAAGGTGGTATCTTGAGAAGCTCATAGCAGAAAAAGAAAAACAATCCAAGAAGAATGCTACCTTATAAGATGAAGAAGATGATTAAAATATCAACCTATGGGTTAATTTTTTGGTCGTTGAATTTATCAGGTCAAGTGCTTCTTGATACCAATACAATTAAACAAGCCAACACATACTTGGTCATAGGTGCGATTGCAAGGCAACAAGTCACTCATCTTCGCAAAATTGTGACATCGGATTCCATCATTATTGCTGAACAAGATTCCATCATTGGCAAGCAGAAAACAAATATCCAGTATTTGAATCAAGAAAATGATTCACTTGTGAGGCAAAATAAAGCCATCTCACGCACTTTGAAAGTTGTTCGTAGTATAAGTATAGGATTAGCAATTTTAACTCTGTTATCGTGGCTGAAATAGATTTGAACAAACTCGGTGATGCACTTGACACCTTTCTTGGTGAGGGTGGAAACGATGACTTGTTAAATCAAATCATTGAAAATTGGTGGAATCAAAAGGTTTATCCTGAAATCGCACGTTCAATGGATTCAAAAGGAGTGAATGCATCATCTGCATTGAAGCAATCCTTTGTTCCCGGAGAGATCATCAAAACGCCAACATCAGTCAACACCATTTTGCTTGCTGAGGATTATTGGGAGTTTGTTGAATATGGAAGAAAACCAACAAGGAACGGGCA